GTCGAACATAAATTCTACATAATTACGGATGGGTCCAACTCTCTTATTCTCTGTTAATTTACGATCATAGATAGATTGATGAATGGCTCTATAGTCTACAGAACATTCTTCAGGGGACAAAACACGTAACAAATCTATCTCTTTGGCTATACAATATTCGCTAGCCGCTATCATGAACTCATAATAATCTTCGCTCTTAACAGCCAATTCTAACATTTCTTTCTCTTGGACTTCAGTTAGTATCTTATCATCTACTAAAGCGGTCTTATTAAAAGGATTAGGAGGGTCTCTAGCATTTACCCATATGGTTGCCTGAATACAACGGTCTACAGTTATATCATCAAGATTTATTTGGGCTTTCATTGATGGTTGTGAAGGTTTTTCTTTAAGGTCATGACTACGCTGTTGAAGACATTCGAGTCGACGCTTAGAAGAATAATACATTTTATTATATTTAGTAATACACATCTTGGAGAATTGTTCATAATTAAGCCAAATCTCTTTACCTTTACTATCTACCATGGGTTTCTTATTCTCATGGAGACAGAAAAGATAAACATTTTCATCAAGGGGTTTGGAAACTTTATCAGGATCTAATCTTTCGGTGCCGGGAATAAGAAACTCGCTCTTAATCTTAACTTTGGCACTCAAATCTAAACGTCTATCAAATGCCTCTGGGCAAGTCAAAGAAGGGGTTAAATAGTGGGATTCATTGGAGGTCAATATTATAGCGCGCGATGTAAAGCGCGTTCTAGCTTTATCTTCTAAATGAGCCATATGCAATGGCCATGGTGCTATATTCCGACAACGAACAATTTCCATAAATTCAGGGTTTGGAGAACCTTGAACATCTTTCATCTGTCCAAAATCGTCATACACACATACCATCTGTCCATGGTATCCATCCCAAAACTCTTGTTCTACATTTCTAAAATAAGTCTCATCCATAGTCTCACTAGCAAGTCCTTCTTGAGAGCAAATATCCTGAGCTAATAAATATACTAGGCCAGATTTGCCAACACCAGAAGAACCAAACAAGTGAATAATAACGGGTTCAGTACGGGGTTCGGATTTTCTAACTCCTTGAGCTATTGCACGGTCATAAATCTTTTGCATCAGCATCCAATACTTAAGGAAGGGTTCTTTATCAGGAGGGGATAGTTTAAGCATGTCAATTTGGCGTAAAAACATTAAGCCTTTATTATAAATCCGTTCTACATCGCGAATTGTCTTATAATCGGTTGGAATAGTGTCTTGTTTACTAAGAGGGGTCAAGCGTTCAACATCAAGGAACCAAAGTCGTATATCTGTAAGCATACTCTCTAAATCTGTAAGTTCAGGAGGAACTCCAAAAATAAATTGATAAACAGTTTTATACACCTTGTTAAAGATGGGAGAGAAACATTCAGACAAAACTCGGTATCCTTGAGTTGCACGACCTACATCACCTAAGTTCTTAAGTACGGTGGTAATCATAGATTTGCATGGAAGTTTATTAGAACCTAACAAACCACAGATGCAAGTAATGAGCATAGTAAGAGCTTTAGTATTTATGGGAGTAGCAATTTGAGCTTTGAACTTAGATCCAAACAAGCATGAGCAATGTTCAGATATCCAAGCCCAAGCAGCAGATGCTATTTTCATGGGGACATTCCAGGTCAAAAGTAAGTCAATAAATGTAATCGAAATGGAAGTCATATCATCTAAATTTCGAAGGATAAGAAAGAGTTTACAAGCAGTACTAAGATATTCTTTAGTTTGGGAAATAGCTTGGGGGATCTGGTTAGATAAGGATTGGATGAAGTTGGAAAGACTATCATCCATTCCTATCTTAACAGTGTGGGAATGATCATGATTAAGGAAAGCTTGTGCTTTAAACTTAGATTTACTTTGGGCAACAAAGCCGGATCCTAACTCGCTTTTATCGGATCCGGATGCTGTAGTAAGCATTCGGTTAAAGTGTTCAACGTTATTATTTTGGAGTATTTCACATAACTGATCATATTTAACATCAATTCCTACACGGGGGTAAGTTTCAATGTCACGTTGTTGCGGGGTCGTTCCAAGTGTCTTCAAATCGCACCAACACCAACGTTGTACTAACATGAAACCATTGAACATAAAATATTCAGTCATTTCACGGCAGTCAGGGCAAATTTTGGCTTGTATATCTTTTGGGGTTCCGTTACAAACCATCAAACGCAAAAAGCACTTGATGGTGTCATAAGGCTGGTCAATGTACAGTTTATTCATCAGTTTACTACGCAAGTAGGTCAACTTAGAATAGGGTTTATCATTAAAATCAAGGTCCTTTATCGCATGATAAAACGAAGTACTTTGCAAGTTCCGAGTTATCAGGTCCGTGTCATAATCCGTGCGGTAGTTGGTAATCCCTTGACGTGCAAAATGAATTGCAAGATTAGAAATATCATGCTCATCATCAAACGTCATGGGTTTATCAGTTGGGGGATCATGAAGAATATGTCGCTCACGCTCAACATTCTCACGCATTTTGGCCCAAATCTTCAACATTTTCAAGTCGAAGGCTAGGTCGGGTAAGGAAGCCATCGTATTCGTTAAGAATATTATCGAAAAGCTTACGAAATGATCTACAAATAACTACAGGTAACCTCAAGAGGAATATGAGTGATTTAAAAGCTTCAATCTGTTCTGTGGAACAATTGAGTGTAATACTCTGTATATCCTTTGTGGTAACTGGTAGTATAGGCTGTGATGAAATCGTAAGTAGTAATAATAAGCAACGAACAAGTGGCAAAACAGGGTTAAAAGTTTGATAAAATGGTTTATTGTTATGCAGGGACAATAAGGCCCGTGAGTATACTTCTCTTGTTTGGCTTCGCGGAAGTTACGAAGTTTAAAATCGGTACTGGAATATTAC